CTGTTCCAGAAGAAGCAGAATACTGGATTCGCAATCATTTTACAGAAGATGGTAGAGCTATTATTGCTTTTCTTGACTCTGCTATTTGGGAAGAGCTTTCTACTAGCCGTGGTTGGGTTTCAGTAGACTTTCCTATTGTTGAAAACTATGCTAACCTTGATACAGATCAAAAGAAGATGATTGCACCTTATCCTGTTCTTTGGAGAGCAGAAGATGTTATCAACTGGCAAACAGGCTTAGATGCTGCTTCAGGGCGTCCTATTCTTACTAGAGTAGTGTTTCGTTACATTGACCGTACTTATAGAGAGTCTGCTTGGCATCCTGATCTCGAAGTAGTTGCTGTAGATCATTATCTTGATGACGCTGGTGTTTATAGGGTGCAATATTACAAGAAAGAAGGAGCTACAACTGTAGATCTGATTAACGGTGATTTACGCATGACTCAGATCTTTGGAACTGAAATCTTTGCTAATGATCACTGGATTCCTGCTGGTGACCCTATCACTCCAATGATGTGGGGTGAACCTATGAGACGACTACCTATTTTCCCACTAAATGGTGAAGTAGGTCTTGAAGCTCCTATGTTGACTCCTTTGATCGACAAAGAAATCGCTCTCTACAATAAAGTCTCTCGTCGTAACCACTTAATGTATGGTGCTTCAACCTTTACTCCTGTTGTATTCTCTGACATGGGTCAAGAAGACTTTGCTTCAGTTGTTAACGCAGGTCTAGGTTCTTGGATCAAACTAGGGGCTAATGACAAGATCGATGCCTTCAAGACTCCAACAGATGCTCTTGTAGATATGGATCGTGCTATTGAATCTTCTCTTGCAGAGATGACTCGTATGGGTGTTCGTATTCTTGCTCCTGAAGGTGATCAATCTGGTATTGCTCTAGAAATCCGTAACTCAAGCTTAACTGCACAGCTAGGTCTACTAAATAACAAGCTTTCTGCTACTATGAAAGAAGTTATTAAGCTAATGCTTCGTTGGCGTTATGGTAAAGATCTTGATGTCAATGATCTTGAATTTAAGCTATCAGCAGACTTCAACCCAACACCTCTTGGCTCTGAGTGGGCACGTCTAGTTACTGAATGGTATCAAAATCGGTTGATTCCTCGTTCTGTATGGCTATCTGTTGCTAAACAGCATGATATTCTTCCTTCTGACTATAATGATGAACAAGGTATGGAAGAAATCGGTCAAGATCCTCTTATTCAAGATAACAGTAGCTTTAGTATTGATGAACAGGCTATGTGATGCCGTTAAAGAAAGGTTATTCACAAAAGTCTATCTCAGCTAATGTAAGTAGAGAAATGAAAAGAGGCCACTCTCAAAAACAATCTGTAGCTATTGCGTTGTCAGTAGCTGCAGAGGCTAAAAAGAAAGCCAAAAAGAAGAAAAAATAATAGTATCGTAGTCTCCTCATAAAGACTAAAGAAACAAACCCAGCTGAGGCTCGGTAGAGGAGAAACAACATGGCACGTAGTAAGATCACATCTACGTCACAAGATCTCATTTCTGATAATGGTTCAGTCCTAGTCAGTCTTGTAGATGGTGAACAATTACAACAAGATGTAACATTGAACTGGTTAACTAACTTAACTGGTTATACTCTAAAGGTAAATGTTATTGAAGCTTTAAACATCGGTGACGGTAAAATACCAGTACTAGCTAGACCTAGTGGCATTATAACACAGTTACCTATTATAGATGCTACAGTAACAGACAACACCTTTAAAGTTATTTTTACTGAAGAACTAATTACTGCTTGGACAGTACAACCTACTCCTGATAAGCCTGTTTATGGCTTTATTGAACTAGAAGTACGAGACCCTGGCATTGGTAATCTAAAGCAAATCTGGAAACCTGTAAGAGGCCTAGTAGAAGTACTCTACTCTCCAACGGAGTTCTAAGATGACTTACAAGATAACAACTAAGAACGATAAACTAGAGATTTCTTTAGAAAAAAATGAGTTAGTAACAAAAGTAGTTCAACCAGAGTATAAAGTATCTTTAGCACGGACAGGTGGTCAAGGTGCTAAGGGTGATACTATTACTTCTGCTTACCTTGATGCTAATAGGCATCTAATCATTGTGGTACTAACTTCTTCTGGTCAGACAGTAGTCACGGATGTTGGTTATGTAGGCGCTATTCCAGCCCTAGACGATGTAACTAATGTTACTATAACTGACTTAGCAGATAAAGACTATATTGCTTATGAGGCTAGCACTCAACAGTATAAGAACTATAAGCTAACAACAACTAGGATGCTTGATGTAAATAACACAGCTAGAGCTGATGGTTCTGTTCTTGTTTACAATGGAACAACGCAGCAATATACAGCTACTAATACAATTAATAATCCTAACTTAATCATTGTCGGAGGTACTTTCTAATGGCAACTAAAATTATTCATAAAAAATCGAATACAGTAGGTGCGGTACCTCTTTCAACTGATCTAGAAATCGGTGAACTAGGTCTTAATCTTGCTAATCGTAAAATTTATACTAAAAACAACATTGGTGTAGTAGTCTCACTAGGTTCACCTTTTGTTGGCTCTGTAGCTCCAGGCTCTCCTAACTCAGGTGACCTTTGGTATGATACTTCCAGCAACTTCTTAAAGTTCTTTAATGGTTCTGCTTGGGTCATTACTGGCTTCACTTCCCTATCTCAATATCAAGTTTATGCTTCTTCTGATGAGTTAAATATTCTTGACGGTGCAACGCTAACAACTACTGAGCTAAACTATGTTGACGGTGTAACGAGTGCTATTCAGACACAACTAGATGGTAAGTCTTCAACTACTCACAATCATAGCTTGAACTCTCTATCTAACGTTACAATTACTTCTAATACTCCTGGTGAACTTCTAGCTTGGAGTGGTAGTGCTTGGATTAATAATACTCTTTTTGAAGCTGGTATTCAACCTGCAGGCTCTTATCTTACAGCAGAAGCAGATACTCTACAAACGGTTACTGATCGTGGAGCTACTACTACTACTGCGGTTAGTATTACTGACACAACTACTTCTACCACTGCCGCTACAGGCGCTCTAATCGTATCTGGTGGTGTTGGCATCGGTGAAAATCTTAATGTTACTGGTAACGCTGTTATTACAGGTAACTTGACTGTTATCGGTACTACTACAACTGTAAACAGTACTATTGTTGAAATTGGTGATAACATTATCATCCTGAATGCTCATGAGACTGGATCTCCTACACAAAACGCTGGTTTTGAAGTAGAAAGAGGAACAGCAGCTAATGTTCAGTTTATCTGGAATGAGACTACTGATTCTTGGGACTTCGGTTCCTACCCAATTTCAAACGTAGTTATCGATGGTGGTACCTACTAAACTTACAAGGGGATGGCTTCTATAGTCATCTCCTTCCTTTTGGAGAAAAGCCCGATGGCAACGAAAATTATTCTTAAGAAGTCTTCTGTTACAGGACAGGCTCCTATCTCTACAGACTTAGATGTTGGTGAGCTAGCTGTAAACTTAGCAGACAAACTACTTTACTCTAAAGATGGCACAGGTGCTATCATTCAGCTAGGAGGTAGTGGTACTGGTGGTGCAACTACACTAGACGGCCTGACAGATGTAGTCATAACTACCCCTACTACAAATGAAGTTTTAAAGTACAATGGAACTAACTGGATCAACACTGTAGACGCTACAGGTTCTGGTTCAGAGCTACAACAGCTAACAGTCTACAACGGTACTGGTTCAACTATTGTTAAAGGCTCTGTCGTTTATATCAACGGTGCTCAAGGACAAAAGCCTAGCATCGCCCTAGCTAGTAATGCCTCAGAAGCTACCTCAAGCAAGACTTTTGGCTTTGTTAGTGCGGATATCGCTAACGGTGCTGACGGTGTGGTTATTACCTCTGGTATCGTGCCTAACCTCAACACCTCAGGCTTAACAGAAGGTGGCCCTATCTACCTTTCCTCTACTGCTGGCCAGTATACACAAACTAAACCCTCTGCTCCTAATCACCTAGTTTCTCTTGGTTGGATTATGAAGGCTGGTTCAGGTTCTTCTGGTAGGCTCTTAGCTCACATTCAAAATGGTTTTGAGCTACAAGAACTACATAATGTTTCAATCCCTTCTCCTACTGATGGTCAAGTTCTTACTTTTAATAGTACAACAAATTTATGGGAAGCTGAAACTCCAGTTCTTATTGATACCTTTTTAGAGTTAACTGATACTCCTGACACTTATGTTGGAGCAGCTAATCAATTAGTAGGGGTATCCGCTGGCGCAACTGGTCTAGGTTTTACTAATGAAATTCAAATTTCAGAGTTTGTTCTATCAGCAATGTCTGCCCCCACTACACCTAGCTCAGACTCTATGTCTATCTATGTAACTGCATCAGGCACTACTCCAAATAGAGAAGTTGCTTATAAAATTAAAAATGAATTAGGACAAGAAATCATATTGTCTAGCGTATTGGTGTAACATGAGCAAACTTATAGTATCAGGATCAGGTGTCCGTGTAACTTCTTTAAGAGGTAGCACTAGTGTACCTTGGGTCCGTAATCCTTCTTGGCCAGTTTGTGAAGCAAATTCAGGTGACAACAAAGTAACTGGTCTTTATGCCGTTTGGCCTGAAGGTGGTAACTTTATCTCTATGACAAATGCTGGGGACTATACCGTTAACTACGGTGATGGTACTACAACTAACTATGCAACTGGTGTGCAAGCTAGCTACGAGTATGACTATAGCAATGCAGCCTTAGATGGCACTAATGCACCCGTAACCTTTACAGGTGCTACTAACACAGTCAATCGTACTGCACATGGCTATACTAACGGTATGGCAGTAAAATTCTATAACATTGCTACAACAACGGGCATTGAAAAGGCGCAAACTTATTATGTCACCAATGCTACAACTGACACCTTTCAAATAACCCGTAAACGATATAACTCAGTAACTGTAGCCGCACAAGATTCTACTCCAACTGGCGTATTCTTTAAGCCTGATGGTTTAAAGATGTATACCACTGGTTCCACAAACGATAGAGTGTATGAATATAACCTAGCTGCTGCTTGGGATGTTTCAACTGCTACTTTTTTACAATTCTTCAGCGTAGCAACACAAGAAATTATTCCAACAGATGTATTTTTTAAGCCTGATGGTCTAAAAATGTATATCATCGGAAATGGTGGCATAGAAATAAACGAATATGACCTAAGCAGTGCTTGGAATGTAAGCACTGCCACTTTTGTGCAATTGCTTAGTGTTGCTGCTAGAGATACTGGTCCAACAGGTTTATTTTTCAAAACTGACGGCTTAAAAATGTATTTTACAGGTGCAACAAACGATAGCGTATATGAGTACAACTTAAGTACCGCTTGGAATATTTCAACCGCTACTTTTAGTCAATCTTTCAGTGTATCATCTCAGGATGGTACTCCTCAAAGCATACACTTTAAATCTGATGGACTAAAGATGTATATGCTTGGTTCTACTAGTGATAAGGTATATGAATATAATCTGAGTTCCGCATGGGATATTTCAACCGCTACCTATTCGCAAAATTTTAGTACACTTCCAGAAACAGCACCGACCTTTATGTTCTTTCACCCCGATGGTACAACAATGTATGTTGGTGGTTCTGGTATTGATGTTGTCAATGGGTATACTTTAAGCACTGCTTGGAATGTCTCTACTGCCACTCTTAGTGTAGAAGCCACAATCGTCGATTTCACAAATGATGGATCAGCGACACTACTACCATATAAAATTGCTACAGTAACAGTAACACCACAAGGTGGGTCTAACCTTACCAGTATTAACCTTGGCGTGAAGCATACTCAAAGCGGTCTTGTGAGTGGCTATGCTACTGGCTGGCTTGATATGGCAATTGCGGGTGCAAATATCACAACTTTGACTATTGCAAATAGTTCACTATTAACAATACACTCGTATTTAGAACGTGCTAGAATAAATCAACTTGGTGCTGTTACAACCCTTGCTTCTCTTTTTTTATATTGCCGAACCCTTCAAAATGTAATTATCTCTGATACTATAACTACAGTAACAACTATGACTGGTATGTTTTCTAATTGTTATTCACTAACTACAGTACCCATATTTAACACTGCTTCAGTAACAACGATGGCTAATATGTTTAATGCTTGTTACTCACTTACAACTGTACCTTTATTTAATACTGCTTCAGTAACAACTATGGCTAGCATGTTTAATGGCTGTTATTCACTTACAACAGTGCCTCTATTTAACACTGCCTCAGTGACAGATATGATTACTATGTTTGCTAATTGTTACTCACTTACAACTGTACCTTTATTTAATACTGCTTCAGTAACAACTATGGCTAGCATGTTTGATAACTGCCCCGTACTTACATCAGTGCCACTGTTTAATACTGCTTTAGTAACAAATATGACTAGCATGTTTAATAATTGTGGTGCACTTACATCAGTACCCTTGTTTAATACTGCCTTAGTGATAACTATGGCTAGCATGTTTACTAGCTGTGGCGCACTCACAACTGTACCCCTGTTTAATACCGAGAGAGTAACAACTATGGCTGGTATGTTTACTAGCTGTCTTTCGCTTACAACTGTACCACTGTTTAATACCGCCAGAGTAACAACTATGGCTACTATGTTTAATAATTGCAAATTACTTTCAACAGTACCTTTATTTAATACTACTTCATTAACAATTATGACTAGCATGTTTGCTACATGTTCTTCACTTATATCGGTTCCACTTTTTAATACCATCTCAGTAACAGATATGTCTTCCATGTTCTCTGGTTGTAGTGCACTTACATCAGTGCCTCTGTTTAATACCGCTAGAGTAACAACTATGGCTAGTATGTTTACTTCTTGCTCTTCGCTTACATCAGTACCACTATTTAATACTGCTTTAGTAACAGCTATGAATAGTATGTTTAATGGTTGTTCTTCACTTGCAACTGTACCTTTACTTAATACTGCTGCAGTGACAACCATGGCTAGTATGTTTACTTCTTGCTCTTCACTTACATCAGTTCCAGCCTTAGTTACAAGCGGAGTTACTATTTCAACAAACTTTGGTAACATGTTTAATACTTGCCCAAGTCTTGCTCGTATTGAAGCAAAGAACTTTAACTATACTTTCTCAGTGGCAAGTTGCAAACTATCAGCAACAGCTTTAAATGAGATCTACACAAACCTACCAACAGTTGCAGGTCAAACTATAACAGTAACAGGAAACTATGGGGTTGCAACAGATGACTCAACAATCGCAATTGCTAAAGGATGGACGGTAACAGGATGATCGAAGGATTTTATAAACTAGATGGGACTCTTCTTTATGGACCCAACTTTGTTCTTAACTCTAACTATGAACTTCGTAAAGAAACAAAAGATGATCATAGCTACCCAATTGATGGTTGGTATTGGTTTGATACACTAGAAGAAGCTTGTGTAGTCTTTGGTTTAAATGCTAGCGACTACCAAGAAGAGGTGCTAAATGGCTATTAAGAGATATGCAGGAGATAAGCTAGTAGGACTTAGTTCAGATACAAAACCTACAAATGTCCCAGACGGTGCTAACTTTTATGAGACTAATACTCTTGACCAGTATATTCTAACTGGTGGCACTTGGGTTAAGCTTGGTAGTGGTACTGTAACAGGTGTAACAGGCACGGCTCCAATTGTTTCATCAGGCGGGGCTACTCCAGCGTTGTCTATCAGCGCTGCAACCACTTCTGCTGCAGGGTCTATGAGTTCTGCTGATAAAACTAAGCTAGATGGTATCGCTTCAGGTGCTCAAGTTAATGTAGCTACAAACTTATCTCAAGGAACAAGAACAACTACTACTGTCCTTTTAGACAGTTCAACTGGTACTTCAGCTACGCTAGACATCGCAACTACTAGTTTAGCTGGGGTTATGTCTTCAGCCGATAAAACAAAGCTAGATGGCATCGCTACAGGTGCTACAGCTATTACAAATCTAGATAGTTTAACAGATGTTGTAGTAGCTTCACCAACTACAGGTCAAGTACTCAAATACAATGGCACTAACTGGGTTAATGATACAGATGCTACAGGTTCTGGTGGTGGTGAGGGTATTACTACTGGTAAAGCTATCGCAATGGCAATGATTTTCGGATAAAGGAATAAAAAATGGCAAACCCAAACATAGTTGGTGTTACAACAATTTCAGGCAAAACAGCAGTTCAAGCTGTAGGTCTTACTGCAACAGATATTGTAGCAAATGCTGCCGCCTCTGGTAAAATTTTAAAGATCAACTCTTTAACTGTATCTAACATTGACGGTACAAATGCTGCTGATGTAACAGTAGATTTTTTCAGGAGTTCTGTAGCTTATAATATCGCAAAAACTGTTACAGTTCCTGCAGATGCTACTCTTGTAGTTATTTCAAAAGATACAACTATTTATTTAGAAGAAGGCGACTCAATTAGAGTCTTAGCTTCGGCAACAGGAGACTTAGAAGCTATCTGCAGTTATGAGGAAATCAGCTAATGGCTTTTGAAAGTGTTTTTGCTAACGGAGGAGTTATAGGAACACCCTTAGACTTTGGTTCTAGTAAACAATACGAAAGAACAAGACCTACATTAGTTGGTAGTCAAATCTATGGTAGAGTTGGAGCTGTAAGTTCTATTGCTGTAACAATAGCTTTGACGGGAGGTACAGATGCTCTTCCTAGAACTGGAGATGTTCTTGTACTTGCTATAGCTATTGGTTCTACTGGTACTCCTTCAAACCTTGCTGTTCCAACAGGTTATACCGTTATTTATCAGGGTACTTCTAATGGGACTAATGATACTACATTGCTAGTTTGTTATAAGGTTATGGGATTAACAGTAGATACTACTTTTACAGTTCCTTCTAGTTTAAGTACCGCTAATGCTCAAACAGCTATTCTTTTTGCTTGGCGTAATGTAGATCTTACAAATCCTTTAGATATTACTGCTGTCTCTAATGTTTTAACAACAAGTAGACTAGCAGATCCTCCTGAAATAACACCTACAACTACTAACTCAGTTGTTATTGGAGTAGGTGCTGCTGCTCATATTGGTGGTATTATTAATCCGACTAGTACTGATCTTACAGGTTTTCGTGCTGCGGGCGCTGATGACACTTATGATAGCTCTTTAGGAGTTGGTTATTATAACTGGACTTCTGGCCCTTTTAAACCAGCCGCCTTTTCAATAGGTACTTCAGCAGCTACTGATTCCTCTATTGGTGTAACTTTTGCTTTAAGAGGAAATGAAACTAGTGGCAATTATAGAAACAGTGGTATTTGGGATTTAAGGTCAGTCAGTTCTTATTCCTATCAAAATTTAAATAGAACAAGAAGTTTAGAAAACGTTACTAAAAATGTAGCTTTAGATATAGGCGCTTGGCAAGTTGCTGGCGGTGGAAACGCTTGTACTCTTACAAGAGATCTAACGGTTACAGACTCTCCTTTTGGGGGAGTTCCTTTAAAGATGGCAATAACTGGGGGGGATCCTTATACTTTAGGCTGGACCTCAGCCACTTGGAAAATTACAGCAGCTACTAACGGGGAAACTTGGGAACTTAGAGTACTGGCAAAAGCCTCAGTTGTAGGTAACTTAGAGTTATTCTTATTTGGCAGTCCTTCGACTGGAACTCCTCCTGTTACGGCAGGAACTTATTCTGCTAGTGGACAGTTAGTCACAAGCACTGACTGGAAAGAATATAAGTTTCGTTGGACTATAAGTTACAGTGGTATTAGATTTCTCAGTATGAGACTAGACGGTACTCAGAGTGTCGGTAGTGGTCAAAATATTTGGTTTGATGGACTTCAGTTATATAAGGTGAGACCATGAGTAGCATAATTGGACCCCATTTTGGTAACTCCAAAGGAAAAGCTTCAGGAGTCTGGAGTTTAAGAAAGCAGTATAACGAACGCCAACAAGATTTGTGGCCGAGGGCAGCACCAATAGCAACTTATATAGGAACAACTGTTTATGTCGCTCCAAATACTACACCTTTTAATACTTACACCTTTAGTGGTGTAAATCTTGGAACTGGCCCTAATAAGTTCATAATGGCAATCTATGTACAAGCTAATAGCACTAATACTGGAAACCTTTTATCAACAGCGACTATAGGAGGTAACTCCGCTAGTTTTTACAAATCGAATCCTGGTGCTGTAGCCCAATGGGAAGAAGCTAGCGGTTTATTCTTACAAAACTCAAGTTTAACAACAGGCGATGTGACTTTAACTTTTTCTTCTAATTTAAATACCTTTGGTGGTACAGCTAGGGCGTTAATTGCTATTTCGGTTTATTCAGTTGAAACCTATAGCTCATTAACTTTTCATACATCTAGTATTGCAGGAACTGCAGGAACTACTGCCTTTGCAATGAACTCTGCAGCTGTTCCAGCTCTAGGTATTGCTGCTGCTGTTCATAAAACTGCGATAGCTGGTTCTTATGGCAGTCTTACTACGGACTATAATGTATCGTCAGGCGCAGCCGATCCTACTAACGTTCTTAGATATGTTTCTGCAAGTGGACCTTTAGCTGCCAGCAATACAGTTTCACTTCCTTCTACAACTTATGCAGCAACAATAGGTTTCACTCTAACAAATTAAGGTAAACATGTCATTATACTCATATAAACAACAATATCCAACTAACCTACCCTTTCGTATTAAACTTTCGAATGGTATGACAAGAACAGATCCTTCTAGTTTTACACAGGAAGAGCTACTAGATGCAGGTTACACCTTAGTCGAAGACCAACCAAGCTATACTTCAAACCAAGTGCTAGATTGGAACTCAACAGGAAACTCTTGGACTGTAAGAGACAAGACTGAAGAAGAACTACAAGCAGAAGCTAATTTACACTGGGCTTCTGTAAGGCAAGAGCGAGACAACAAGATCCAACAAGTAGTGTGGCATTATGAACGTTATGCTCGCTATGAAAGACTTGGTATTGCTCAAGTAGACTCTATTCAAGACTTAGATAACTATATTCAAACTCTTGCAGACTTACCTGAAACACAAACAGATCCATTTAATATTATTTGGCCTAATCTAATAACTTAATAAAGGATAACTTATGTCTAAATCTCAAGAACTCTTTGATCTAAACATTGAGCACTTACTATTAACACGTCGCTACGGAGACGCTGCACGTTTACTAATCGAAAAGGCTTCTGTTCGGCATCGTGGTTTTCTACAAAAGATCTTAGGCAAAGATTTGAAAGACAAGAAAGAACTAGAGCGTGAGGTTACTCGCCATGTGCAAGAACTTCATGCTTTAGGCTCTAATGCTGTAACAGACTACATCGGTGCAGAACTAGACTTCCAAACTAACAGCCTAAAGAAGGTTATCGGTGACGTCTATGAAATTAACTCAGTCAATCGAGGAGAACTATCTAGACAGATCACTTCTTCTCCTTTGAAGTTGTTTGACTCAACTAAAGGTCACCCCACTCTAGCTAAAAGCTTTGAAAACATCGGTGGTTCTGAGTTAACTCGACTAAACCTTACAATTCGTAAAGGCATAGCCTCAGGTTTGTCAGAAGATGCTATTGTTACTAATGTTCTAGCCTCAGCAAAGCTAACAGAAAGCCAAGCTAAGACTCTTGTTACAACTCATATCACACAAGCTGATAACATCGTTAAACAAAAGGTATTAGAAGCTAATTCTGAAGCTATTTCTGGCTTTGTCTTTACTGCTATTCTTGATTCAAGAACTAGTGAAATCTGTTCTCGTTATGATAACCTATTTCAAACTAAAGACAATCTAAGAGTACAACCCCCTTTACATTGGAGATGCCGTTCTACTCTTGTTCCTGTTCTTAGGGGAAAGAAAGAGTTACTAGCGCTAAATAGTCCTAGAGTAAATCAAACTAAATTGCTTAACAAAGCAGATAATGTTCTTACTGGTGCTTTACCTTTAAAAGAAACTTTCACAGAATGGCTAGCTAGACAACCTATGGCTACAAAGTTAGACAAACTAGGCTCAGAAGAAAAGGTAGCTTTATTTGAAAAAGGTTCTTTACCTCTTGCCGAGTTCTTTGGTTTAAAAGGCAACCCTATTGACATCAGTGTTCTTCGTCTAAAAGACAATCTTCTAACCTACTTTTCTCCTTTACGTTCAGTAGCTAAAGATCCTCAAGCTTCTTTCATAGAAGTCACAAGACCTTTCCAGATTGTTCGTTCTAAGCAAGCACAAAAAGATCTTGCTGATCTCATAGTAGCAGATACTTTGAATGCTAACCAAGCTCTTAGCCTAGTTGACTACAAGGGTACTAGTCTTGTTGGTAAGCGTGGGGTACGTACTCAAACAAATAACGAGTTTGATCCTCGTAACTCTAGCTTTGATCCTTTCACAGGAGAAGTACGCTCTAATCTTTACTATGATCCAGACTTTAGTTTACTTAGAGAACGTGTAGACTACATGAAAGAATCTAAACTTCTTGATCGTAATCAAAAGCAGTTCATTGAAGACTTTACTAACTCTCTTGAAGACAAGATCTCAGTTAATCAGCAAACAGCTGTAGTTGAGAATCTTCGTATTCTTTTTGAACGTTATCAGAAGTCACCAGAACCTTGGGATAACTTTGTTGCTACTCTTCGTTCTGAAATGAACTTCTCTGTAGTTAACACTTCTAGACTGCTTGATCGTAGAGCTAGAGCTAAGTCAGAGTTGTTCTTAGGTTTTAAAGGTGATCCTAACGAGCCTGCAGTTATGATTCAAGGTCAGTTGTTACCTATTTCTAAGCTACATGCTGAAAAGCTAAGCTATGAGCGTTATGTAAACGACTGGGCTTCAACTGAAGGTATTAAATTCTCCAGGTCTATTTACTACAGATTTAAAGCTCCTTGGCAATCTTATTTCTTTGGACCTGTAACAAAGCCTGATGGTTTGTTTGAAGAGTTAAAGAATAGTTTTGTTAGAAGGGCTATTCGCTCAACCTTTTATAAAAATGATCCTATTGGTTACTATACCCGTTATGGTAAAACGCCTGATAAGTGGTCTAAGATAGTTAAGACCTATATCAAAAAAGCTATAACTCCTGATTGGTTTAAAATGTTTCTGGAAATTAAAGAAGAAGGTCTTGCTGATTTTATTAAAAGGACTATTCGTGAAGAATATCGTTCTATTGTAGATCTTGAATTTCTTTATGCTTTTAAAAGGAAATTAACTTTAGAAAACCTTCTTGTTAAAGATTTACTAGAACCTATTGAAGGTAAAGCTGTAGAATCTTTATCTAGCCTTGTAAAAGTTATAGCAGAAGGAACTACTACTGACTATGATACTCTTGCTATTAATTTAGGGAAAGAATTAAAAAAGAATTGGGATTCTTCTTATCCTATCTTTGGTTCTTCTTTAGAAGATTACCATGAACAAGGTTCTAAGATCTTAGAGTTATTTAAATCACAAGGGCTTATTCGAGTAAACTCAAGAGGTGTAACTCGTAGAGCTACTACAGATTTAGATACAGGTAGGGCTTCTGGTTTTTGGAAAGATACTGTTTCAAGAGAAGTTACTGTCCTAGATCCAACTATGCTTAAACTACAAGACTATAACAGACGTATTGAACTGTCTAACCGCTTAGGTGTTGATCGTCCTGAAAACAAATACTATGTGGTACCAGGAAAGAAGACCTATGTAGATGCTAGAGGTAAAGATACAGGTGTTCCTTTAGTTACTCGTTCGGCCTTTCCAAAGTTTGATGAAAAACAAATTGACGGTGATTTTGCTGACATGTTGAATCATACTATGTCTTTTAAGTATGAAGTAGACGATGAATTTTCTAGTTTCATGGACGATCTAGTCCGATTTAAAGATCAAAGAGGTAAAGCAGCTTACTATGACTCAATTAATTCGTTTCGCGAAGAAATTATCCGACGGGGAGACCAGGGCTATGGCCTTATGGAAACTCTCCGTTACTATCGGGCCAATGGAAAGCCTTTTACAGTACATGCCCGTATTGACGGTCGTGGTCGTGTCTACTATAATGGGTATCTAACTCCTACAGGCGGTGAAGTTGTTCGTCCTTTCTTGAACACAGCTCATGCTGTTTCTATGACTCCTCAAGGGTTGCATCAGCTAAAAATCCAAATGGCTAGTGTTATAGGGCCAGGTACTGAAGCACTTACAGATGTAGGTCGTCTTGCTATTTTTAAAAAGAATGAAAAATCTATTTTAGAAGTAGGCCAGTTGCTTAGTGCTAAGACACAACGAGAAAGAAGACTGAGAGAGTTCTTAGAGCATCCTTTGATTCAATCTACAGATCCTGCTGAAGTTGCTAAGATAGCTCGTTTTAGCCTTGAATACTACAGGATTTATAAGGCTACAGGTGGAGACTTTACTCCTGCTAAACTAAAGCTATACAAAAGCAAATTGTTAGGTGAAGCTGACGCCAGTGCTAGTGGTCTACAGATGATTGCTTTAGCTACAGGAGATCGTGGTGCAGCTATTACAAGTAACGTTATTCAGTCAGTAAAGAAAAATAGAATCTATGACCTTGTTGCTCAAGATACTGTTGCTGATCCACGTTTCCAAGCTTTAATGGATGACTTAGGTCTAGACTTAACTTGGGAAGATCTAAGCAAAGCTGCTAAATATCAAGTTATGATTGCTTTTTATGGTGCAGGTAAAGCTGGCCAAACAGCAAGAGTAGCTTTAGAACTAGCTAAAGTACTAAGAGGAAAAGATATCCTTGTTACAACTAGAGCAGAATACCTAACTTTAAGTAAGCAAATAGACGTTAAGATTAAAGAAGCAAAAGCTCTAGGTGCAGTAGAAACTCAAGCAGACCTCTTAGCTCTAAAGAAAGAAGTCTTTGAAATTATTAACAATCCTGATAAGATTATTAGTGATGAGTTACTTGCAGAAGCTGCAGAGATTCATCCCAGTCTTTCTGACTTTGTTTATAAGTATTCTAATCGAAGAGGACCTCAAGTAGGGCCAGATCACTTCAAACAAATTGCCTCTATCATGTCAGAGAAGCTAACTGAGCGAGCACCTGTTACAGGTACTTACATTGACTTTTGGAAACGTGTTGGCCAAGACTATGCTCGATCAACAGGTAAAGTTCGTATTCCTTGGGTTACTTTCGATGGGAAAAAACTTTATCAAGACTATCGTCCTAAAATCCAACAAGAAATTCGTTTCTGGGATCCTCAGAGTAAACGCTACATCAAGAACATTTATCAAATGTCTGCTGAAGATGGTAAGCTCTTAGGTAAAGGTCAAGTAGGTGATGTACGGCTAGGTCTAGGTGTTAACGGTACTCACGCAGACGACGCTAGTGTTGTTAGACAACTGCATTTATGGGGACGTAAGGCTGGCATTCCAACTTCTACGATTCACGATGCTGCTGCTCTTAATATAAACGAAATTGATCCTCTATTAGTTGCAGTTAGACAAATCTATAGTGATTTTGCTAAATACCCTAAGATCAAAAAGACATTAGATGCTCTTCGTGAAGAAGGTTTATCTGATGAGTTGTATTTTAAATACTTAAAAGAAGCTGAAGATTTAGGCTACTTTAATCCACAATTTAAACCAGATGAAATAACGGCACCATTAAAAACAGGATTTGACTATTATTCTTGGGGGCCATAAAGGAAAACTATGACTGATAAGATTGTAAACATTTTTAATAAGCAACCAGTAGAAACTACTTTAGATCGTGGTGAACTAAATGAAGTCATTGACGATTTGTCTCAACGTAGAGATTCTGTCGACGAAGTCCTAGTAATCACTATCGACAAAGATGATGAAATGCTTGTTCGTACAGGCAATATGAGTAGAGAAACAGCCTACTTTATTTTAGGTTTAGCTCAGTTGAATGCTCTAACACAATAATGCCACCTCTTAGCTATAAAGAAGAGGGAGTGAAAATCTCAAGGGGGCGGGAGCTTTTGTTCCTGCTCCTCTCTCACTTTTCTTTTTTTATCTGAAAGAACATAATGACTCGTGATTATACTTACTTCTCTGGTTGTACATGTCCTTCTTGTAAAAGAGGTAAACTAAAAGAAAAAACAATTTGGGATAAATTAGAAGTTTATCTTGTTTGTTCTGATTGTAATTTTAGAGTTAAATACTCTCTCAAATAGGTTTTAAAAAATGAAATTAAAAGAATTCAAAGAATGGTTTGCTGACTTTGCTAATGGTGTTCCTGTTGAAGGTACTAATTCAAGCCAGTGGAAAAAACTAGTTACTACTGTTAACTCTCTAGAAGTAGAAGTTGTTAAAGCTCCTGCTAAAGAAGTTACTAAGTAAAAGAGATAGTCTACGCCACATTCAGACTCTAAATAAGTGGTGCTTAAAAATCTATTGTTGTACCTTTAGATTTACAAATAACTTAATGCTGTGCAAAAAAGGAAATAACTAAACTATGACTGACTCAAACGACGATAATAATCTCGATAACAACGAAGACAATAATGATACCAACGCTGACGGTAAAGACCTCTCTCAAAAGAGAGCTTCTCTTGCTGAAGAGCATCAAGCTCTATTGAAGCAATTGGTAGCTGATGAGCTTAAGCAAATGAAGACTAACGTCGACAAGGCTTACAAGAAGATGGATGAGTTAACTCGCGAAAACACTCGTCTAAAGGAAGATGCTCAATCAAAGCAGCGTAAACAGCTTGAGGACGAAGGAAAACACTTCGAAGCTGCTAAGCTAACTATCGCAGAACTACAAGAACGTGAAAAGATTCTTAATGAGAAACTAACTTCGATTACTCGTGATCGTGAACTAGATCGTCATCTAGCTTCTTTTGATTTTCGTAACGACTTCGCTCGTGAAACTGCTTTTAAAACTATCCTCCCTGAACTTGTCCAAGATGAAGACGGCTCATGGGTTCACAAGTCCGGTGCTAGTATTAATGACTATCTAAAGGCTTTCGCTAAAGATCCTAACAAGGATTTCCTCTTTAAACCTAAAGAAAACTCAGGTGCTGGTTCAAATAGCAACAAGAGTTCTGCAAGTACAGCTCGTCCAAAGAAACTCTCTGGACTAACTACAGAAGAACTACTTCAACTAGCTGATTCCGGTAAACTCGGCTCAATGACTTTTTAAAAGTCTTTACAAAACTATAAGGTACAACAAAAATGGCTATTAATCATACTAACTTTCAAAACGTTGCAGTAGCAATCTCTGCTTATGCTGACGAAGCTTGGACCGAAGAAAAGCGTATCAACTCAACTGGGATGGTCGGCGCTTCAATGGAAATCGACACTACTGGCGAAGGCTTTGCCGGTCAGATGCGTTGGTACAAGCCATTGTCTGCAACCATCAACAATGCTTCTCTAAGCTCTGCTTCAGATGGTACTTTCTCAAGCATTTCAACTGATATTGCTAACTACATCAAAAACGCTCGTACTATTGGTGCAGAGCAAGTCAATCTACAGCGCATTGTTTCACAGCAGGACGGCCTAGCTTTCTTTGCTCGTAACTTTGCTCAGTCACGCGCTCAAGACGAGCACACTGCTGTTCTAAACAGCCTAAAAGGTGTTGCTGCTTCTGAAGTAGCTCTCGGTGCTGGTGTTGTTGATTTCGACACTGTTCCTTCAGGTTCAGTCGGTGCTTTCATTGACATTAACGCTGCTGGTGCTTTTGGTACCGCTGCTACTACCACAGGTACTTCTCGTAAGCTAATTGATGCTTCACAAGCCGGTGCAGCTCGTGGCGAACGGTTGTTCCGCGCTATGGGTATGTTCTTCAAAGACTACGAGCCCGATTATGTCTATATGGTAACTTCACCTGAAGTTCTATCAGATCTACGTGCTGCTAACTTAATCGACCAAGATCGTGTACGTGACGGTAACCTAGACTTCCAAACCATTTTCGGTGGTAAGTTCCGTCTAGTTCTATCACGCGCTGCTCAAGGTAACCTTGGTGCTTCAGCTAATGTTAATGACTATTCAACCAAGACTACTTTCATTGTCAAGCCAGGCGCTATTGCTTTCAGCGAAATCGCTATGCCAGTACCAACAGAAGTCTTCCGTAATGCTGCTAGCTATGCTGGTGGTGGTTCAACTGCTATTTGGTATCGTTATGGCTTCGTCACTCATCCAATGGGTTACGACTGGACTGGCGCTACCAACAACTTCGCTACCAACACTACTCTTGGTACTGCTGCTTCTTGGACTCGTACTGTAGATCCTCTAAATCTAGGTATTCTCCCAATTCTACACGCCTAATTTGTGTAGTAAAATTTAACTCAAGGAGGCATCATGGCACTAACACTCTTTCAAAATTCTTATTTAGCATCAGCTGACGACTATCTAGCAGATAACCCTTATTGGGAAGAAGCAACTGATGATCAAAAAGAGCAAGCCTTAGTTGATGCAACCCGAATTCTAGACCAAAATGAATGGATTGGGGCGGCGGTTTCGCCGTCTCAGTCTCTAGGTTGGCCTAGAGCTAAACTTAGTTTTTTTGATCCTGTTCTTTCTCTCTCTGTTCCTTGCGAACAAGGAGAAGTCCCTATTAGACTACAAAAAGCTACAGCCTACTTAGCTTTACATTTGTTAAAATATCCTTCGGTAAATAAAGGTTATGAGCAAAACTATAACTCTGTAACTATTGGTCCTATTTCTTTAACTAATACAGACAGCAATAATGGTTCACTAGTTCGAGTACCTACAGTACCTGGCGAAATTACAAAGCTTATTTCTCCTTTAATCTTTGGACAAGGCTCTATTGCTCAAGGAAATTGGTGGAGGTCTAACTGATGGGTCTTACACAAACTGTAGAGTCTGCGGTAGATAAGGCTTTTTTAGCTGCTGATGATCTTGTAAAAACAGGCGTCTTATCTGAAGAAACTGCAACAGGTTTTAATTTCAGTACAGGCTCGCTTATTTCTGATGAAGCACTCTACTCTGTAGATTTCATTGAAACTAGTTCTGTATTAGATAAAGATCTGAATATTGTAAAAGAATTAGTCATTCGGACTAAAGACTTAGATGGTTCAAGATATTCTACTATTACTTTTGAAAATAAAACTTTTCGATTTGAAAAAATAGAAGAGTATCCTGGCATTACTTTGTTAACTGTTAGGAGTGTATAATGTTTGAAGAAATCATTGACACTTTCTACTCGTTACCTCAGAATAACTTACTAGCAAATTTGCCCATTTATCCGGCTGATTACAAAGGAACTATTTTAAGTGTTCCTTTTTTAAAGTTGAACGTAATAACTGGTAAAGCAAATCAATTTGCCTATAGAGATAACAAACTCGTTACTGGTCTCGTCGTAGTAAGTATTTATTATCCGGCTGGTGCTGGTCAAAAGCAACCCTCTACTATCTCATCTTCTTTAGATACTGTATTTCAAAATAAACTATTAGCTTATAGTATTCAAACTAATGTAAGTTCATTACAATTCATGGGTCCAGATCCTGATGATTCAACTCTTTCAAGGGCAGACTACTCTGTACCTTTTTCATACTTTGGAGAATAACTAATGGCATATCCTACTTCTATTTCAGCAGCACAGTATTCTGCGCTAGCTGTTTCTAGAGTAGCTGTCCCAACCACGCTTACTGAAGCTACCCTAAAAGCAAACTTTTCAGGTTCAACTACTTCAGGCGCACGTGGTGATTACGTAGAAATTAAGAATATTCGTGACATGCCAGCTTTTGGTACCCCCGCTAATATCGTTAAAGTTCCCGTATATGGACAAGCTCAAACTCAATCTATTGGTGCTCAATCTGACGCACCTGATCTAGAACTATCAATTAACTTCGTAGCTGACGACTGGGCTAAAGTCAATTCAACCTTTGGTAATCCCTCAGGTTCATCTGCTGGCACAGGTACTCTCGGCGATGCTGTCGCCGATGGCGTAGCAAAAGTATTTCAGTTCGCTCTTCTACCTGCTAAGCCTACTAGTCTCAATGCTCTAGTTGGTGGTGTTGGTACTGTTCCTAATGCGCTTATCTACTTCGTAGGTAAAATGGAATCTCTACTGATTACTCCTTCTCGTGATGATGCCTCCACTGCTACTGTGGCACTGTCAATTCAGTCTGATTTCTATGGCCCCTATACCGTATAAGGAACAATAAATATGGCATATCCTACCTCTATCTCAGCTGCTCAGTATTCTGCGCTAGCTGTTTCTCGTCTAGCAGTACCTGCTACTATTAATGAAGCTAACCTAAAAACAAACTTTGCTACTACCAGTAACTTTGTTGAAATTCAAAACATTCGCGACATGCCAGCTTTCGGTACTCCTGCGAATATCGTTAAAGTTCCTGTTTATGGCCAAGCACAGACCCAGTCAATTGGTGCTCAGTCAGATGCTCCTGACTTAGAGTTGTCAATTAACTTTGTTCCTTCACTTTGGGCAAAGAATGGTGCAGCTTTCTCTGCTACAGGTACTCTCGGCGATGCTGTTTCTGATGGCGTGGCTAAAGTATTCCAGTTCGCACTACTTCCAGCTAAACCTCCTGCTCTAACAACTGCGCTAACAGCGGGTGTTGGTGGTACTACAGCTGCCCCAATTCCGAATGCTCTTATCTATTTCGTTGGTAAGATGGAATCACTCTTAATCACTCCTTCACGTGATGACGCTTCAACCGCTACTGTGGCACTGTCAATTCAGTCAGACTTTTATGGTCCTTATACTTTGACCGCTACTAGCTAACAATGGTAGCCCCTTTCGAGGGGCTTCCCTCATCAGGATATAACAATGAATAAACCATTTTCAAATGATTATGTTGTAAAAGAAACGCTAAAGCACATGCAAGCGTCTATTGCTATTTCAACACAAAAAACAATCGCTAGACTACAAGAGTTTCAAGGTCAACCAGAAAAAATGAAAGAGATTATGGCTACACTGTCTAATCTAGGACGTTTAAATTCTATGATTGAGTCGATTCGCGAAAATAATACAGATATTTTAGGAAAAGAATAATATGAAAAATCTTCTAAAAATTAAACTACCAACTAAAAAGTATAACTTTATGGGACAAAAGGACTCTGTAGAGATCCGTAAACTTTCTGCTCAAGAAGTTTTAGATTTCCAGACCTATGTTAAGTCTATTTCTGCTAAAGATGAAAAAGCTGAACAAGATGCTGATGCTGGACTTTCTGTTCAATTCTATTTAATTCGAAAAACAGTAGAAGGTGCAGAAGATATCACCGATGCAGAACTAAAGAGTTTTCCACTAGAAGATCTTTCAAGACTTACAGAAGAAATTTTAAAGTACTCAGGACTTGATACTAGTAAGACTGAGGGAAACGACTCACCAACGAAGAAGTAAGTTACTATGAAGTAGCTTATCATCTTAAGAAGACAGTAACAGAAATAAAAGAGTTGCCTTATGAAGAAGTTTTAGGTTGGTTTGAATTCTTTGATAGATTCCCACCAGAGTGGAGAGCAGATCGTAGAGCAGCTATTATTTCAATGTCTATGGCAGGAGATAAAGTTAAACCTGAAGATCTGTTTGATTCCTTAAGAGTAATTAAAGATCAGATGAACAAAGTTAATTCTGAAACAGCTAGTGTAAGCTCAAGATTTGTTGATAGATTTAAACACTTATTCACAGAAAAGGTAGATTTTATCAATGATTAAAACAAGAATAGTCTTTGATAGACATGCTTTAGAAAAACAAGTAGCTAACGAAGTTTTAAAAGAAGTTAATGATATAAGTAACCTAATCTTATATGAATTGAAACTTCAAACGCCAGTTGATACAGGTGAAGCAAGAGCTTCCTGGACTAAACACATGGAGAAAGATAAGCTAGTTCTTGAAAATGATGAAAACTATATTTTTTATGTAAACAGTGGAACTTCTAGAATTGCTCCTAGAAATTTTATCGAAAGAGTATGTTTACAATTCGGAAAAGCAGCAGGGCCAGTAGCCTTGCTAAAATAATCAATACTACGCCCCATGATTTTATATTGTGGGGCATTTTTTTAGGAGGCCTAAATGACAGTTTATGTCGATTTTGAAGTAAGAGATGCTAATGTTAGGTCTTCAGTAGATAATATTAACAAGTCTATAACTAGATTAGCTTCTTCTACTGGTAAGACCAGTAATAATATGGTGAAATTAGATAGTACTAATTTAAATCATTTAAATAAACAACTATCAAGTATAAATAACAACATTACAAAAATAAGTACTTCTTCAACTGAAGCAATTTCTAAAATGAAAACTCTTGCAGTTTCAGTTGGTGCTGCTATTACTGGCGCTTTTGCAGGTACCGCTTTTACTAGAGCTGGAGACTCTGTTACAAATATCAATAACAGACTGGCACTAATCGTCGGGAGAGGAAAAGAGCTAAATGAAGTTAGACTACAACTAGAAAAGATTTCTAGAATTTCCAAAACATCTGTTTATACCGGTCAAGAAGTATTCAGTAGAATGGGTATGGCTTTAAAGGGTAAGTTCCCTACAACAGATCTTCTAAAAGCAACAGAAGCTATTCAGTTAGCTGCAAAAATTGGTGGTGGTTCTGCAGAGTCTGTAGATGCTGCCCTTATTCAGCTAAGCCAAGCTTTCTCTGGAAACTTTAGAAATGCTGGTGCAGAACTGATGTCCTTACAAGAACAAGCACCAAAAGTAGCTATGGCTATTGCCGATGGTCTAGGTATTGCTTATGGAGATCTAAGAACTTATGCTGCTGATGGTAAACTTTCTACAGATCTTGTTATGAAAGCTTTAATCAATCAGTTAGGTTCTCTTCGCAAAGAATCTGCTTCTATGGAAGGTACTGTTGGAAGCTCTTTCATGGTTCTAGGAGAGTCTGTTACTAGATTCTTTGGTGAAGTAAACCGAGGTATGGGTACTAACAAGCGGTTAGTGAATACTATTGATGAGTTAGCTTTCTCTTTCTATTATCTAGCAAGATTTGTTGCAAAAGACGTATCAATAGTAGTAGATCATGTTCTTGATTTCTTTTCAAAAATTTATAATTCTGCTAAACTATTTTACAATAACTTTGGTAAGCCTATTGTAGACACCTTCAAAAAGCTAGTAGCTTCTGTATATGCAGTTTCTCTTGATATTTGGAGTAGAATAGAAAAGCCTATTGCAGATTTTATAGGTAGACTTAAGACTCTATTTTGGGATTTTTATATTTGGCTTGTAGGTAATTCTGTTTGGCCTGACACTTGGGACGAAGTAGTTCTTCTTGTAAAAAATCTTTGGCCTCGTATTCAAGGTGGTATCAGTACTTTCTTTGCTAAAATAAAAGGTGCTTTTTTAAGATTTCAAGACTTCGCTATTGTAGCTTTAGCTACTGTTTTTAACTTTGTTGATTCTATTGACTTTGAAACTTTAGTAAAAAAGTTTGAAGAATTTACAGGCTATATTTCTGAAATTAATTTTAACAAGTATTTTGCTTTAGCTGTTCTTGGCTTAGCAACTGTATTTAGTACTACACTAAGAGCTGTTTTAATTACAAACATTAAAAGAAGTTTGCTAATAGCTAGCACTTTCCTTCTAGATTTTAGTTTCATACAAGGAGTAGCTATTAGCTTTGCTAATGGATTAACTGATTATCTATATGATGCTCTTATTGGTGAGTCTAAGAAAATAAGTAATAATGCCATGAGTAAGATCATGGAAGGTATGTTTCTTAAAGCCGAAGGAGATAGTGAAAGACTTATACCAAGGCTCTCTAAATCTTTTGGTAATCTCATAAATGCAGTAGGTGTAGGTGTAGGTGGTACTCTTATTCCCTCTATTTTCACTAACTTAAGTACAGCTGAAGCTGAAAATGCCGTAAAACGTTTTGCTACTCCTATCGGTACTGCTATTGCTCTTGGATTACTAGCTATTATGAGTAGCAGTTTTAGGAAGTACAGTAGTACTTTCTTAGCATTTGTTTTTAATGTTGGTGAAGCCGGTATGTATAAACGAATCAACGAGCACGTAGGTAATATTGGTACTTTTTATAAAAGAGCTATTACTGCTAGTTTAGCTTTAGCTGCAGGTTATAACTTAGGTGCTATTATATCTGATCAACTACAGTTAGGCCAAGGCTCTGTTTTAGATATAGCAACTAAGCTAGGTACTGCAATAGGTGTCACAATTATGCAAGATGCCGTTGTTGGTATGGCAGAAGGTAAAGATAAAGGTACTTTTGCTCATAGTCTTAAGAGAATAGTGATAGCCTCTCTGGTTGGTTTTAGTTTAGGTAGTTTTGCTTCAGATTTATTAATAAAACCCTTACTTGAGTCAATGACCAATGCCCCTCTAAGTGCTAATGCTGCAAAGTACACAGATATAGCTGCTTCTGTTCTTACTGGCGTGGCTTATTTCTTTGGCGAACCTTTAGCTAACAATACCTATGAATACCTTAAAAAGCAGGGTTCAGCAGCTATGTCTAGAATGACCGGCGCTATCGGTTCTGGTATGAAGAAAAGGACTGGTCAAGGTACTCTAATGAGAGATCTTGGTGTTTCTCTTGGTTTTGGATATCTGAGTTATACTATTGCTAGCAATATGATTGCTGAGTCTAATATTGCTTTGTCTCCAATGCAGGAAGCAGGAGTTTACATTGGTACTGCTTTAGCTGGTGAGCTGTTTGCTATGATAGCAAAAAGTTTACTTAAGAAGATACCAGCTAATTTAGTTCAAAATCTAGCTAAAAGTTTTATAGCAAGAATTAAAAAGCTATTTGGTAAATCTTTTGGTAGAGGTGCTTTTGCTGGCTTATTTGTTGGTTTATTTGCAGTTATTAGTTCAGATATCGAAGGAGAACTTAACTCTCTTGTAGGTGACCTTATTGGTATTAAGATTGAACCTCGTAGTTGGCAAGCTCAAGGTGTATTCTTTGGATCTATTATTGTATTTGGGTTAGTAGGTGGTATAGTAAGTGCCTTAGGTGCCTTAGCTACTACATTAGTAACTGCAATTGGAACTTCAATTGTAACAGCAATAGCTGGCGTAGCTGCAACAACTTTTGTAACTATAGGAGCAGTTATCGGTGGTGTAGTACTTCAAACTATGTCAAAAGGTTTAACTGGAAAAGGTATAATTGAAAGCTTTATTCCTGTCGGTTACGAATGGATTGGTAAAATTCTTGATGTTATTGCTACTGCAGCTTTAGCTTTAATCTTAATTGGTTTTGGTTGGCCTGTTGTTGTAATTGCAGCTATTGGTTTAGCTATTTGGCAAGCCTTACAATCTTACGATATCATAGATCAAGCTGCTATTAATACTTTCTTTCAAAATATTTGGGATGCTATTACTTCTAGTGTAGACGCTATTATAGGTGCAGGTAAAAGTATTTGGGAGTATATTCTTGATTTCAAAGGTTTAAGTTTCACCGAAATGGGTGCTAAAATTGCTAGAGATATCTTTAAAGGTTTAACTAGTTTAGGTGCCACTATCAAAGACTGGTTTAAAAGTTTATTTAATATACAAGTTGGTCTTAACTGGAATCAAGAAACTCAACAAATCTCAGCCCAAATGAATGACGTATTTGGAGGGCCTACACCACAAGAAAGAGCAGCTACACATAGAGCTACAGGTGGTTACATTTCAGGCCCTGGTACCGGTACTAGTGACTCTATTCCAGCTATGCTTTCTAATGGTGAGTATGTTATTAATGCTCAAGCAACTAAAAAGTTTGGACCTTTACTTCAAAAAATAAACTCTGGAACTTACGGTAAGTTTGCTGCAGGTTATACTCCTGGATCAACTACTTCAGGATATACTCCTGGAGAATCTACTACTAGAAGTAGTGCAGATCCTCAAAATTTCGTAGAAGCAGTTATGGCTCTTTGGAATGGAACTGCTTCAAAAGAAACAGAAGCTGCTGCTCTAGCACAAAAGCAACTAAATGAAGCTAATAAAGAAAGTACAGTAGTAACTAAAGCGTTATCTAAAGAAGCACAAGCTGCTGCAGACAAATTAAAAGAAACTAAAGATGCACTAAAAGATATCTCAAAATCTCTAGTAGATATGACTACTATGGATGTTGTTTATTTTGCAAAAGTAGGACAAGCTGGCGCAGAGTCAATGCTAACTTCTTTTCAAGAAAATGTAAATGGCTTACTAACAGGTGAGTTAAGCTTTAGTGGTGCTTTAGATGGTTTGTTGAATACTTTTACAAACCAAATGATTACTAGTTTTTCTAATAGTCTTGTTTCTTCTTTATTTAATAAGTTTGATTTAACTAGTGTATTTGGAAGCTTATTTTCTGGTAGTGCAAACTTAGGTGCTAAAGCAGGTGGTGGAGTTCTTGCTCCTAATGCTGCAGGATTGATCATGGGCGGTACACCTGTTTATGTAGTAAATTCTGGTGCAGGCGGTCTTGGAGGTATTCCTGATGCTACTTCTCCTACTGGTCCTGCTTCTGCTGCTGCTCCTGGAGGCGTAGGTGGTTTCTTTACCTCTATGATCTCTGGTTTTAAATCTATGTTCTCTGGCCTGTTTTCAAGCCTAAGTGGCATGCTTTCAAATGTATTTTCTATGTTTGGAGGCGGAGGCGGCGGCCTTGGTTCTATCTTCTCACTCTTTACAGGGGGAGGAGGAGGAGCAAATCTTACTAGACGAGCTACAGGTGGTAAAATCTCTGGTCCTGGTTCAGGTACTAGTGACTCTATCATGGCAATGTTATCTAATGGCGAGTATATCGTTAATGCGGCTACCACTAAAAAGTGGTTACCTTTCTTAGAACAAATTAATGCTAACAATGGTAAATTACCAGCTTTTGCTAAGGGTGGTTCTGTAGGTGCTGCTAATCCTTCAGCAATGAAGACAGTACATACTAACAATCCAAAAGCAAAACAACAACAAACATTTAATATCAACATAACTGGAGATGTCGGAATGCAAACTCGTAAAGAGATCGCACGTATGATTCCAGAAATCACTTCTGGTGTAAATATGACAAATCGGGAGAGAGGATCAAGATAATGACAGTATACTATTTCGAGGGTAGCCCTATTGTGGCTCCCCTTACAATTGAATCAAACGAACCTATATTCGTTGCGGATAGTGTTAGTCTCAAACAACAAAGGGCATCGCAAGGTGCCCAGCGTTGGGAGCTAAGCTTTGGAATACAAATGACTGGTAATGAGGGTGATTTCTTAGTAGGTCTAGTAACAGGTTTATCGCAAGCTAAAACTATGGTTATGCCACAGTTAGTTTCTACTGATAACAAAGTTACTGCAACAAACACAGGAGTACCTTCTGCTACAGCTGCAGGTCAATCTTCTGTGCTAATAAACTTTAGTCAAATAGGCGGAGTCTTACCAAAGGGTTCTTTCATTAAGTTTTCTAATCATGCTAAGATTTACATGGTAACTAATGCAGTTACTACTTCAACTTCTGCAGTTTCTGTTTCTATCTATCCTAGTTTACGTACTGCAGTAACTACAACTCATTCAGTCTATCATCCGGGTTCTTCAACTAAACCTCTTTTTCAGTACTATAGAGATATGGAAACTTTACAAGGTTTAATTTATGAAGATGGTATCATGGTAAACCCTGGCACAATTAAATTAATAGAGGCTTTATAATATGAGACAATTAAGTGCAGCTGCATTAGCAGCACTCGATCTAGCTCCTAAATTCTTTTTACTAGCTGAAATTCAGTTCAGTACACCATTGAGAGCTACAAGTACACCTTTTGATGTTACCTTTCCCGCTAGTGGAGGTAATGTTTATTCTAGTTTAACTAGTGTTCTTGGCTTTGGACCACCTAGGGTTTCTACTTCTGTAGACAGGGAGGTTTACGAACTAATGTTTTCAGACCATGATAATTCTTTACAAGAAGAATTGAGAAATGGTATTAACGGGAAACTATTAACAGTTTATGCAGGTTTTTTTGATGCTAATGATCAACCACTTTTAAATTCAACAGATGTTTTTATTGCTTATAAAGGCTTTATAAACTCAGGTAAAATTTCAAATGATGGAGATAGAAAGATAGCTGTTATTCAAGCTGCTTCTCCAATGGGTTCCTTAGATGCTATTAGTGGTTACCTAGTTTCAAAAGAAGGTATGGACCAAGTTAGTCTAACAGATACTTCTTTTGATGATGTTTATTCTGGTGGTAAATCTATAAGTTTAAAGTGGGGTAAAGACTAATGGTTATTTTCACAGCGCTATTAATGATAGCCATTCCAACTCTGACGTATGCAACAGCTGCTGCTATTGTTTCTATAGCTTTAACTGTAGCTTCTATAGCTTATCAGCAATCTCGTATGCGTAAGCTAAAGTCTGAAATGGACAAACGTAAACAAGTAAACGTTGCTATAGATGGAGAACCTTTTTATCTTCCAATTGTTTATGGTCGTGCTAAAGTTTCTGGTGGCAAAGTTAGACACAAACTAAAAGATAGTTATGTTTACTCTGCAGAGTCTGATCTTAATAGTTCTACTGTAACACAGTATAGTTTAACAGCAGGATCAGAATCTTACTTTAAAGAAGTCACATCAAAAACAAGCAATTTACTTACAACACTTGAAAATCATAGTACTACTACTGAAGTTAAATGGGGTGGTGTATTAAAAAATAATCCTAATTCAGCTCCTCCATCTGGTTATGGTATTCTTCTTTTAAAAATAGCTGGCTATCTTAGAGGTAATTCAATAAATTCTACTTCTTTTGAAAATTCAGATAATTTCCTTTATATTAAAGGGAACTTACAGTCTAGTTCTTCTACTTCTTCAGTAGACGGTAATGGAGATACAGTAACTACTACAACTAAGTACTACCAAATCAAAAGGTCTGGTGTTCGAAATAAACAAATTTTTACTAGTGGTTTAACAGCAAGTGCGATTGGTTCTAA